GACATGATCGATGTGTCGGTGGCGATCACATCGAATTGAAAAACGGTCGGGCCACCGGTAAACGTGGCCCGAATCACTGCATCGTAAGCCCAAAAGATGCCTGCAGGCGCAGAGCCTGAGCCAGCTCGAAGGGGCATGCCCTTGATGATCTTTTGACCCCACACACGGGCAATTCCGGACCCGGCTCCCGTCAGATCGGTGGGCTCACCGGCAATAGACCAGCCAATGATGCCTGCGGTGCCGTAATAAAACAGGTAAGGGTGCAGCGCCACAATGCCGCCCGTGGCGTTAGCCCCTGCAGGCAGCGTGACCTCTGTCAAAGCAGCGGTCCCCAAAATATCCCCGTGGAAAATCTGACCGCCTTCATCGTTGCACAGGCATGCCCCATTGGGGGCCACGTGCGCCAGCAATGCGTTGTAAGTGGTCGAGCTGTCGTAGACCGACTGAAACATCCATCGATTCTGATCGGAGGCCACCAAAGTGGATGGGGTCCGGCTTGAAATCACGCTCGAATTTTTGTTGGCGTCGATGGTGAATCGCTCCAACGTGCTGGCCCCGCCGCTGTGGCAATACTGAAGCAGCTGCTGCGTGAAGCTGTTGAAGCAGCGTGAAATTTGCGTGAGGTATTTTGAAATCGAACGGTAGCCGCCAATTTTGCGAGGCAGGCCACGTTGGAACCGAACCCACTGACCGTCAACGTAGAAGTCGCCGTCAAACTTGGTGCCGTCGCGTTTGATGCCAGGCTGCGATCTGAGGACTTGCGTTGGCATCAGAATGCCCCGCCAACAACAACGCCAGCGGGCGCAATGCCCAGCGCGGCATAAGCAGCGGCTTGGCTGGCTGCTGTAAACAAGGCATCGCCCGTGGACGTGGCCCCCAAGTTGATCCGGGCTGAGCCTGCGGTTGTTGCGCCCGTGCCGCCGTTGCCAATTGAGATCGGAGCAGACAGGCCCGCCGTGTCGGCGTTGACCACGTTGGTGCCGTTGCAATACAAGATGGCGCGTGTCCCGGCTGCCACAGAGACACCAGCGCCAGCCGATGTTTTGACCGTGAAGCTGAACGCTCCGGTTGTCTCGTTGTTGACCCAATACTGCTGCACCGTGGTGGGCACAATGATTGTGCGGTTGCCCGTCAAAGCGCCAGTGAAACCGTAGGCGATGCGGTTCAGCTCGGTACCCGTCAGCGTGTAATTGCCTGTGCCCGAGACATCAATCGAGGTGTAATCAAATGCAAAGGTTGCAGACCGGCCAAAGCCAATGGTGTAGAACGCCAGACCGTCGGTGGCGATGATGGCTGACTCGCCAGGCTGAAACGACAGCGTGGCCGAGCCATCAATCAAAATTGTTCCGGTGGGGTCAGCCACCACAGCGCCTGACCCGGAATTTCGCAGGTAGCAAAACCAATTGTTACCAACATCCGTGGCCGTTGGCAATGTCAGCGTACCTGCAGCGCCGTTCCACACAAACATCCGGGCTCTGTCGTTGATGCCCGCCGTGTAGCTGCTGTTGAAAGTGGTGATTGGCACCGACTGCGAAAGCAGCGTGCCCACGGCCACAATGCCGGTACCGGCCAAAGCCGATGCGTTGGCCTGGGAGATCGATGCGCCGTACTGCAGCACATTCCAGATGCCAGCGACCGTGCTGTTGTCGGTCAGGTAAACCTGCCACAACGTGCCCGAGGGGATGCTCGCAACCTGCACGCCATCAGCGCGCCTGACCGTGAATGTTTGAGCACCCTTGTTGTTAAACAGGATGGTCTGGCCGGGGCCTGTTTTGTTGGCCGCAGGCAGCGTCACCGACAGACCAGAGGACGCCGGGGTGACGTCCATGATCTTGGTGGCCAGATTTGTGCTGGTACTTGTTTCTTCTGGCCAACTCAGCGTGGTGTTGACGGCCAGGGCCAGGGCGCTGTAATCGACCTCGCTGGGGTAGATGTTGGCACCGCCAAAAACATCGGTGTATGTGGTCATGCTTCACTCCGTTGGGCGCTGCGGTCCATGATCCGTTTCATGTCCTCGCCGCTGATAGCCTGAGCGGCCCTGTCGTACATCTGCTGCCAAGTGCCGATGCGCTCGTCCTTTTTGAGGAACGGTGTCGCCTCAAGAAGCGTCGCGTACAGCAAAAGATCGGGCGCATATTCGGTGACCCAATTGGTCTGAAAATCGTCGCCAAGAAAACGTGGCTGCTCATAGTACATGACCTCCAGCGTCTGCGCAGCAACAGGCGTTGGGGTGATCAGCCAGTGGTTGTAGTCGTAGTCGGCATAAAACTGCGGCACAGCCGTCACGGCCTCATTGGGCCAGTAGCTGCGGCAATACTCATACGACCGGGCAAAAATGGGCTGCCCGTCAAGCGTCATGCTGATGGTGTCGCGCCAGCGGTCGGGCTTGCGGTAGGTGGCAACGCCAATTTGCAGGGGCGTCTGAACCGCCCGGATGAAGCCTTGAATCTTCAACTCTCGGGAAATGCGCCGCTCGCCAAGCGTGATCAGACGAGGCAGTTGCTCGTAGACGATTTGATCGCTCTCGGCTGTGAAGCCTCGCTCAAGGTAACGTCGAACGTCCTCAAGCAGGCTGTTGTAAGTCATCGTGTAGCTCATAAACTCTCCGTTGGTATGAGCCGCTGATGCAGCGAGCGCCTGGTGGTTGGATTATCGCTGCAATTCATGGTCATCGGCAAGGCGGCAAACCGTCGGGTTACTTGGCGGCCACGCCTTTGGTCTTTTCGATGCTGCGCATGCCTGCGATGCCCAGAATGCCGGTCAGGATGACCCACAGCTGTTCAGCATCCACAGCTGGGGGTGGCTGCAGGTCGGTGGGCACAAGGCCTGCGCCCTGCCCCCACGCCCAGCCCCACTGCAGCAGCGGGTAGGCAAGGAACTGATAGACCATGGCCGCCACGCCGACCCAGCCGATGGCGGGCCGCCAGCCTGCCACGAAGATGCTTGAGCTTGCCGCCTCAACCTTGTTGACCTCGATCTGTGCCAGGTCGCCCGCTTGGGCCACTTTGGCGGTTTCGATGTCGAGCTTGCGGTCTTCGAGGGCCATTTGCAGGCGCTCTTTGTCGGTGGTGATCAGGTCGTCGGCAACTTTGCCAACCGCTTCAATAATTGATCCAACGCCAAGTAAGTTCATTTCAGTCCCTTCAGTGTGCGGTTCAACCAGCCCTTTAAGAACTTAACCTGAACTGGGTTCTTGTTGCAAATCTCAACGTACCGGGCGATCTTGGCTCAGGCGTACTGCTCCTTGAACCGTTGACCATCGGGTATCAGGTTTAAGCGCTCTACCGTCTTGGCACCGATACCGCCGTCAGGGGTTGCACCGACCACAAGCTGCGCCAGCTTCACGGCCATGCCCATGCCAGCGTTTACACCAAAGTTGAAGATGGTGTTGGCTACGTCTTGATTGTTGATCTCGTTGCCGCGCATCTTGTCCCAAAACTCCGCACGATAGAACTCACGCACCATAGGCGTCAAAGCCCCGCCAAGCTCTTTCTTGTCCACCAGCGCCCATCCGGGCCACTGCGGGTTTTTGTTCCGAGCAATGCCAGCGTAGGTCATGCCCCCGGTGTCGCCGGGAACATCGTGGAGGACGTAGCCGCCCTCGTCGATCATCATGAGCTCAAAAGCAGGTTCAAACTGTGCCATTATTTCTTCCCTAGTTTTTCACGCTCTTCGAGGAGCCTGACTTTGACTTGCAACTCGTTGATATGTGACATCAACTGCTCTTTCGCCATGGCGCGGCGCTCGGCAGAGATTGGGCTGTCCGTGGGCACGCCTTCCTTGGTGATCAGCGCAGGCATCTGACCTTCAATCTTGGTCAGCCGCTCAGAAAAAGAATTGACCTGCCCCAGCAGCCATGCCAATGACATAACCACAATGGGGATGACCGCTTTAAGTGCATCACTCCAGTTCATAAAACCACCTCAATAAAAACACGGACGCACCAGACCACAAGCCCAACAAGAAGGGCCGCTGCAATGAATCTACGGCCCAGTCTTTCATGGCACCGTGGCGGGTGTGGTGGTTGTCGTTGTGGTTACACCATTGCCGCCAATGGCTGCGCCCAGCATGGGGGCTGCGGCTTGGATGATTTTTTTGAAGTTGATGTCCATGGGGGTCTCCAGTTAAAAAACACGGGCCACACGCAGGCCCAAAGCGTTGCCGGTGCGCAGGGTGTTGATGCCTGCGCGGGTGGTGCTGTCGTCGTGGCTGCGGGTGGCTTGCAGTACGGTGTAGATGCTGCCCGCCCAGTCTTTGCGCCATGCAAGACTGAGGCTGTCTACCTGCAGGCGTTGGCTCT